CACATTCAATTTCTAATTCCATTGTTTGTGGAAGTTCAGATTTAATTTTTGCAACCTCATTATAGATAGCATCATAAAACTCTTCACTATCTTCTTCTATAGAAGCATCTTCACATACTTTTTCATAAACATCATTATTTGAAACATAATAATCAATATCTGTAGTTCTAACTTTAAAATACATATTTCTTTACCTCTCTATTAATATTATAACATGTTTTTAATTAAAAGTAAATAAAAAAGTTGATCTTTTTTTAAGACCAACTTCAAGAGAGGATATACTTACTTCTTAGCTCTATGCCTAACAATAGACACTTTGCCATCTTTAATATCTTGATTTAATTTAAGTAATACTTTGAACTCTTCAAATGTTCCACTGAAATCGTTTGAATTCCAATCTGAGCAACAAGAAGAACCGTCATTTGTACCAACTCTAACTCTTAATGTTCCATCTTCATCATACCAGTTTCTTGTAATGATTGAGCCATCCCATGCTTGGACACTTGCTCTGCAACCATCCTTTCCGCCGCGTGCTGTTCTTTCACCTCTTGATCCAATACAAGTAGTATATGTAAGTGCCATAATAATTTCCTCCTTTTATTTCTTACATTATTATTATAACATGTTTTAATTAATTTGTAAATAGTTTTTTTTAACTATTTTATTCCAGCTTTTTGTTCTCTAGTAATAATATTATAACAAAAAAAGACTATTTTGTAAATAGCCTGTTTTAATTTTTCAATATTGTTTACATTGAATATCCGCGCTTAAAGTCATCAATATACTCTGCAGGGACTTCTTCTAAAATGGCATTAGCATCTTGTTTTTTACCAAATTTGAAACCATAATTTGCAACTAAATCCCAGATAAATGCAACGTTGTCAATAACTTTTTTGTTCTTACTTGTTGCTCTTTTAGTTAAAGCTCCAGAGACTTCTTTATCAAAGGTAATCTTTAAGCCTAAACCCCATTGCATTGAGTAGCCACCAGATGTCTTCTTTTTGCTATCAACAACATATCTTTCTACGTCACCAAACATAGAAATAAATTGATTTTCCATCCAATCTGGCATTGATGCTTTTACAGATTTACAGTGTTTTGCCATCCAACCAATAGTTTCAAAATATGATACTGGGCTACTAAATAATTTCTTAGTATTTTCAGGCTCTAATTTTTGTAATTTTGCTAAGGCTTGTTCTCTTCTAATAAGTGCTTTAGCTTCAGCTTTTTTACGTTTAATTTCAGCTAATTTTGCTTCTCTATCAGCTCTCATTTTAGCAGTCTCTTCAGCATATTGAGAGTCTAATTCTGTAAGCCTTAAGTCAATAGAAGGCTTAAGCTCTGTTAAGATAGAAGTGAGCTTTGCTTTATCAGCAGAATTGAAAGAAAGTGAGTTAGCAGATAAGGCTGATCTAAGTGAAAATGTTTTATTTTCATTATTGCTAAATCGAATATTTAAGTAAAGATCTGCGTACTTTTTGTCACGTTCTACTTCAGGAAGGTAGGCATTAACAACTTGTCCAGCTCCATACTTTTCACTATTAACTTTAATGCCAGCTGTAGCTCTTGCACTGACCTCATTAGCATCTTTTGCAAAGTCGTCAAATGTTGAATAATCTTTTTTAGAATAAGTAATCATAAGTTCTTTTTTCCTCCGTTTTTTCTTACTATCAATATTATATCGCAAAGTTAAAACAAAGTAAATAATTTTTTAAAATTTTTTAACTTATTTTACCCTTAAATATTTGTATTGTCTACTGATATTTTCATGGAAATATTTACCCTTGCTTTCAGCATTAACAAAGGCTTCATAAATCTTTGTTGGAACATCTTCATAAACGTATTCACTACCATTTACAAAAGTGACTATAAGTACTTTACCATTATGATTAATTTCTGAAATTGTTGAACTTTGAACTTTCATAATTTATTGACTCCTTCTTACCATTATTTTTTACTTGAAATCCACTTGATTACTGGGTCTCCCTTATAACCTTTCTCCCAGTAAAAGAATGAGTATGAAATTGCACTTCCAACTGTGTGGTCATCAACTTTACTACATACTTGTCTGTTGCTAAACACATAGATAGTCTTTGGAGGATTTTCCTTAAATAACTTTTCATATCTCTTGGTGCCTTCTAAAAACAACGTTCTAAGAAACACTACAATTTTTGCACCTGGCTTAGCAAGCTCTAAAGCTTTTAACACAAATTCCATTGCTTGACTATAGGGGGGATTCATCAAGAAACTTCCATCCCACTTTTCAGTGCATTCTAGGAAATCTAGAATTTTATCTTGACATCCATAGTCATAGATATCTGTAGCGTAAGTTTTATAACCAGCTTCTTTTAAGGTATTGATGATCATGTTTCTCCCACTACCTGGATCCCAGACAGTAGTATCACCAAAGTCTATTTGCTCTAGAATAGCTTTAACGCTTCTAGGGTCTGTTGAATAGTAATCTAAGAAGCTTCTCTCAGCCTTTGATAAATTTGTAGCCCCAAGTGTTTTTAATGTGTCTTTCCCCATAGTATTTTCCCTCACTCTTACTACTATACAACAAATCAAACTGAAAATAGATCAATTTCAAAAAAATATTTTTTAGAGGTGAGTAAGAATATTGGTCATAGCTTCTTTTAAAGAATCAGAAATGCTATTCTCGATATCATCAACAACAAAGTCACTTAAGTCTTGTTTGTACTGTGCTACCTCATGAACATGCTCATCAATTGTATCTTTACAAGCAAGAATAGTGATAAAAGCAGGTGCTGTATTGTTAAGTCTATAGATTCTATCATGAGCTTGAGTGTTCATAGCTGATGTCCAGAATTCATCTAGCATAATCATGTAGCTTGCTCTGTTTAAAGTGAGACCAGTAGAGATTTTCCCAAGAGTTCCAATCAAGATCATGTGTTCATCATCTTCTTGGAAGGCATCCACTGCTGCACTAATTTCAGAATCTGCTTGGTCACCTGTACAAACCACAGGATTATACTGCTTAAGTGCTTCTGCTAGCTTGTATACTGGGGGTTTAAAAGCTGAAACAATAACAACTTTCTCTTTAGCTGCCATTAACTCTTCAGCTAATTCAATACATCTGTCAATCTTAGTGGAAGATACTGGATTAGATGTAAGAATTCCAGGATCAACTGTAGCTTGACGAAGTCTAGTGGTTAAAGCAAGTAAATTTCCAGTAGTGAGCTTTACTTTGTTTACTTCTGTTTTAACACCATCTTTTACAGCATCATAGAACTTTTGATGATCTGGGTTCATTTCGAGCAATTCCACTGTGACTGTCTTAGGAGGTAAGTCCACTAAATTTTCTTTAGATCGTCTAATGCTACAAGATGTAAGCTCTTCTTTAAGAGTGTCTAAATTTTTGTATCCAACAATTTGTTTATCTCCGAATCCACCAAACCTTACATACTGTGACTTGAAGTTACTTAGTGTACTATGATCCACATCAATTCAGGATAATGGCCCCCATAGATTTACTGGATTGTTTAGTAAGATAGTTCCGCTTGCTGCAACCTTATAATCAGCTTTAAGCTTTAGAACATTTGCACCTTGAATTGAACTTTTTCCAGAAGCTAAACAGGCATGAGCTTCATCTATAGCGATCATTTGGAACTTGTTCGGACCTGACATAATTGCACTAACAACTCGGTCATCTCTTAAACTCTCGATGTTAATGATCACGAAGAATTCTGAAATTGGTTGTTTTAGCTGTGCCACTCTTTCTGGAATAGACATTGGGATTTTACTAATAGTTCCATCTTTCTTTTTCTTCTCACCAATGATGATTGATGACTCATTACTGAACTTCCTTATTTCCTTTGCCCAGTTAGACTTTAATGCATTAATCCCTGCTATCACTAAACAGTGATCTACTAAACCTCTAAGCTTTAAGGTCTCAGCTAAACCAATAATCTGATTCGTTTTGCCACATCCTGGGTTATCTAGTAAAAGCCACTTCTTCTTTTGGAGACCATAGTTGATTCCTTCAACTTGATGTTGGTAAGGTTTAAAGTGAAAATGATCTATTTCCGTTTTTGTTAAATTGAAATCATCCTGATTTGGAGTTTCATCTTCTTCTGGTAAGAGAGAAAGCTGTATACTGTCAATGAACGTTAGTGCATCAAGAGCCATAGCTAATTCGTCTGAGGGGATCTCCCGCGCTTGCTTTGATTTATGATAGCACTTCATAGGGAGAGACTTCAAAGCTTCTACTATTGCTGGATTGTAAGCAAAAGAAATCATGAAGCTTGATAAGCCTGATCACTTAATTGGTTGAATCTCTCTAACGTAGATCATTGTCTAATAAAATCCTCTTCTTTTTTCTCGCTAAGCTGTAAAGGCTAGTCTAACAAACTCGCCTCAGTTGTACTAAAATCAAGAGCATCCTCTTCCTTGTGTACCTTATAGCTAACAACTGGCTCTACTACAAATGTTCTGTCACAGTTGTCACAAATGAAATGTTCTGCATGTTCTGGTTCTTCGCCTTCCTCAAAGTATTGGTAAAGAATCTTGCCAAGAGCATCTCTAACAACATCTGTAGGTTTGCCAATTAGGTCTCCAGGCATAAAAATATCTGCTGCAGTATATTCTCAACCACAGTAAGGGCACTTAATGATTGCTTTTCTTGTGCTTTTAGTTTCTGTCATATCTGAAATCTCCCTGATTTGAAAGTATGTTGGTTTGAAATTGATCTAGTTTCGTTCTAGTTTAAGTTTTGGGCCAGCCTGTTAAGCTGAGCAGTATCTAAAATTAGCAGTTTTAGCTGAAAATGGGCTTAAGTATCAATTTTTGTACCTGCCAAACTTCTTTCATTAATTTATTAATTTTCTTTTAAAGCTTTAGACATAAGCTATGCTCATAAGCTATAGACTAAAGCTATGCTCTATAAGATCTGCTTCTAAAGCTTTAGTTCTAAGCTATAGACTCAAGCTATAGACATAAGCTTAGAACTAAAGCTTAAAGAAGTTTATTAATAATGTTAATTATACTAACGTATAATTAACTGTGCGAATTGAAATTTCGTTAACACATTACCCATACACACATACACGCAAGCGTGTATTGTGAAATTGTTCCAATTTCACTAATAACTCCTACTATAGTATACAGTAAATTTGTTAGAAAAATACTAAAAAATTTAGAAAATTTGAGTAAAAATTACACAAAATTAAAGCGGCGGCAAAAGTTATATTATTTTTTTATTATTAATAATAATAAAAATAATATAAAACTTATCATACCATATAAGTGGTCTAAGTTATAGCTTAGCTATAAAGGAAAATTTAAGCTCTACTGGGGTCTTTAATGAGTAGTCTCTATAGTCTTTTTAGCTACGTAGACATTCTGTTAGTAGCATGATAGTTTTCTTGTTAGCTAGAAATGAAATCAGTTCAATTTCAGCCACTCTATAGGTGTCTTTAACGAAATCATCCCAATTTGGACTTAGAGAAATTTTTTAAAGTCGCTATGTAAATTTTAGGAAAAGTGTCGTATACTATAGTGTGAGCAGCTGAACCTTTTCCTCCTTATCTCCACAGTTGCATCCCCTTAAAGCTTAGACACACAAAAGCAATTGTGTGAATCATAGTCTAAGAGATTTAACTTCCATAATTTCGAATAGTTTTCTCCTAGACCCCTTAGACTTTTTCATTAGTTCATACTACTGCTCATAATAGTAAGCTCTAGCCTCAAAAAACTAGGGCAACATTTATCACTCCAAGAGCATCTTAACTGAGGCATAAACAAAGAGTGAACATAATACCACTTTTGCTTCAGTAGATGCCAACTTGTTATTACCTCCTTTCTACAGGTAGAGTCTTAGCTTAAAACACTAGGGCTCTACCTATTTTTTTACCATCAAATTCTATAAAACGAAAACACCCCAATTTCAGGCCATTTTCAAAAAAATTGAAATTGCAGAGTTCTTAAATAGCCAAACATGCTTCTCTTTCGCACATAATTGAGCCACATCAAAAAGTTTTTGCTTCCTAGGTAATTTATACTCGGCAACAAAAAACTCGCTTAAAATGGACGAATTTGAAAACTCCCCAATTTCAGCCTTTTTGTCTAAGTTTTGAGGGCTATGACCAAAAAACGAAAACGACCCAATTTCAGAAAACGAAAACGATCCAATTTCAGCTTAAAAATGAAACTAGTTTAATTCCAAAAATGAAAACGCCCCAATTTCAAAAATTTAAGAAAAAAGACCCATAAATTAGGGTCTATTATCTATATAAAATTTAGTTTAGTTAGAATAGTCTACAACAACTAACATACCTGTATACTGAATTAAATCAAAAGCTCTACCGGGAATACCAGCATCAATAAAGTGTTGCTTATATGTAGTATCTAGTGTTGGCAATACTTGAAATGCTGTAAAAGGCCTGTATACAAAGTTGAAGAAAGCTTTACACCAATCTAAACTTCTAGCATATCTAAGCTCATGTTTCTCTCTTTCCCAGCTCTGTTCACCATAAGATAGAGTAAATGATAAGTTAGCATAGTCTGTAGCTGTTCCAAACTTTTGTATATCCAGCGCCATTCCACTAGAAAGCTTTGGCGTCTGTACGAATTCGAAAGCTTTATTTGCAGAGATGTTGGTAGAAGTTAATTCAATAAATTCTTTAGCATTTTTTTTAACACTGGCCCTAACACACTATCATAAAAAGGTTCACGGATAAGTATTCTACAGTTTGTCATCATTACTTCTGGAAGATATATTTGTAACAATTGGATGTCTTCATTACCAAGTTCATGTAGAATAGCACTTAACACAATGCAATCATACTTCTTAGTTCCAGCAAAGGTTTTAAGAAAATCTGCTATACTCATTCCATAATAACTGACATTATCTGAATCTGTACAGTTGTCTTTGAATTGAATATCTACTGTATCTACATGTGCGCCATAGGCTGAAGCAATATCTCTCGCTATCTTACCAGTTCCTGCACCGAGGTCTAGTACATTGGTAGCTCCTTCAGCATATTCTACTAAAGTCTTTTTATCTTCAGCAGCATCCATTCTTCTTCCAAATTCAATAATTTCTTTTTTCATAAATTTTTCCTCATCTAAATATACGATAAAAAATGGATGTATTTTTCGCCATCTCTTAAATATATAGAAAAGAAGGAAGAGGAGAGAGAAATAATTTAGTGGCGAACGTACATATATAGAAAGAAGATAGAAAAAAATAGAAATTAAAAAAAGTTACCATCATTAGCATAGTAGAAAAATAAAAGGCTAACTACTTGTATTATAGACTCTTGGCCATATAAAAGAAGTATAAGGAATTTTTTTTCGTCCACCTATATATAGAAAAGAAAACAATAAAAAAAGGCTATATAGAAAAAAACTACATAGCAAATATATATAGATAGAAGAGGAGAAAGCTTAATAGGTATAGTAGACATACAGTGATAGCTTTAGTGTAGCAGCTCATGCATTACCACTTAGACAGCAAGACTATCTAAGCTTAGGCTACATACGTCTAAGGCCAGACTACTATATATAGAAAAACTTTTAAGTGACAAACCTCTCAGCTACAGTAACTTAATTACTTGCTTCTTCAAGGCTTTGCTTCTAAGCAGGATTGATAAGACCTAAAGACTTAGTGCTGTCTTAAGGCCTCAATGCTATTAACTTGTCACTCATGGAAGCTTTGACTCTATGGCTACTGGCTATAGCAACTAATTGCAGCTGCCACGATCATGATAAGCTGCTACAGATGATAGCTGCTACTATAGCTACGGCGCAGAAGCCTTGGACAGAAGCTACTAAACCCAGTTGCTCCTAAAGACCAGAGCCTCCTATCTGCCAGCTACTATTAGCCCTCGTTCTTCCTTCAATTAGTTTAGCAGATCTTTTAAGATAGATTTACTAAATTTGCTGCCAAATGCCTAAGCTGCTATACTCTGCTGCTGCTTAAGTATTATTGTCTGAGCACTACTGCTGTTCTGCTGCTACATCAGCTGCTGCCTATGCACTACCCCTTGCCTTACTACTATGTCCTGCTGCTATACCATACTGCTATGTCATGTTGCTGCCTAAGCATCACCTGTTCAGTTGCTGAAGTTGCTGCTATTATGCTACTCAAGTGCTATCTAAGTATTTTAGATACCATTCCACTAGTCATTAGCTCCTAGCTTTTAGCATATCCTGTCTTATATATCTTATCTCTATCAGTATGTTATATCTCTACCTTATTATCTCTTAGCTGCCACTTAATCTTTAATATATCTCTTTATATCTTTCTACTTATACTTATTATCTTGTCTCCCATTTAACTTATAATAGTTTTCTTATATTTTATATAGGCCAAGTCTAAGAATAAAAAAATGCATAGTCTTTTTAGAACTACACATCTCTTCTTTATACTATTTTTTATATTGTTTATATCCAAGCGGTGCATCATCTTTATCGTCTGCAACACAAGGATAGCATTCACCCTTTAATCCTTTAATAATCCAATAGGCTTTTCCACCACCATTTTTGTTTTTACTAAAGTTATAATAAATAGGATCTACACCTTCCCAAGAATGAATATTAAATCCAATAACATTATAATTATCATCTAATACTTTTTCCCATTCTGTAGTGCCAGCTTCTAAAAGACTAATAATTTCATCTTCATTTTCTTTAATACATTTAATAGCATCAATTGGAATTGGTTTTTTAACGAATTTCATATTAGCACTCCTATATAACCTTAAATGTTTTTAAACTTTTTATTATTTCATTCATCTCAGCTTTATTATAAGATACTAAATAGTTTAAATTATGCTCTTCTGCACATTTTAACTTTTTTGGATCAAGCTTAGTTCAAACATAAACAGCAGTTTTATAAAACTTAGATTTCTTGCTTTTAGCTCTTCAATATTTTAACTTTTTAATATCTTCTAAATTGTTTTTATTAAATTTATGCTTGCCATGAGTTCAATGATGATTAAGCTCAATAAATAAGTCTAATTTTGGAATATAGAAGTCACAGTTGTAATTATATCTTATATCTTTATATTGAGCAATATAACCATCTTTACCAAATAATTTTATTAAAGCTTTTTCAAATTTTATTT